TCAGTTGTTCCTGATGATGAAGGTGGTGATGCAGATGAACAGAAGACAGAAGACAGTTCAAAGGCAGTTATTGCAGAATGAAAAACTGTACATCAAAGACCTGAAGCACCAATATGCAGTGTCAGTTGCTGAAGTGGACAAAGTGATTCAGGGTCTTCTTGCAAGGGAACAGACACAATCTGTTGTGTATCAGTTGCAGTTCCAGTTGCAGTTGCGTGAACAGTTGACAAGAATCTATGGTGACATGCAGACAAAGAACTATGACACCATGATGCAATATTTGAATGGATGTTATAAAGAATCATTCATTGGAACCATCTATGACCTGCAAGGTCAGGGAATTCCACTTGCATTTCCTGTGAATCAGAATCAGATGACCAAGGCAGTGGTCACAGATTCAAAAGTCAGTGGTGGTTTGTACAGAAGACTTGGAATCAATGTCAATGACCTGAAGGAATCCATCAGGGTGGAAATCACAAGGGGAATTGCAAGTGAAAAGTCTTATGAACAGATTGCAAGGGCAATTCAAAGAAGGTCTGATGTGGACTACAACAAATCTTTGAGAATTGCAAGAACTGAAGGACACAGGATTCAGACAACTGCATCCTTGGATGTGATGCATGAAGCAATTGAAAAGGGTGCAAACATCAAGAAACAGTGGGATGCAACACTGGATGGTGTCACAAGGGACACACACAGGGAACTGGATGGTCAGATTGTTGATGTGGATGAAGATTTTGTTGTTCCTTCAACTGGTGACAGGGCATCTGCACCATCAATGTTTGGTGACCCTGCTGAAGATTGCAATTGCAGATGTTGTGTTCTGCAAAGGGCATCTTGGGTTTTGGATGCAGATGAAACAAGAACCAAGATGGACAATGATTCCAAGACCTATGTGTCTTTTAAGGAATCAGGATATGAAGCATTCAAAAATGCATATTTTGAAAACTATGATTGAAAGACAGGACATCCAGTGTTGGGTGTCCTGATTCTTTTGGTTCCTTGGTCAAATGGTAAAGACATGACCCTTTCAAGGTCAAGATGTTGGGTTCAATTCCCACAGGAATCATTCATCAGGGATGATGTAAAACATCCACCAATGTCAATTCAGGACATAACCTGTAAAAATTGTAGACAAAGGAAAGGAAGGTACAAAAACATGACATTGCAGGAAATTTTGAAATCACAGGGACTGACAGAAGAACAGGTGGAAAAGATTGTTGGTGAAATGAAGCAGAACAAGATTTTCACTGCATCTGAAGAAAACCTTGATGTCAGATATGGGAAGTTAAAAACTGACCATGATGCACTGACACAGAAGGCATCTGAATCTGAAAAATTGATTGCAGAACTTCAGAAGGCATCCAAGGACAATGAAGGCATTCAGGCAAAGATTGCTGAATATGAAGCAACAATCAAGGCAAAGGATGCAGAACTTGAAAAGACCAAGGTGGAAAATGCACTGAAGGTTGCCCTTCTTGAAGCAAAGGCAAAAGATGTTGACTATCTCACATTCAAGTTGAAGGAATCACATCCTGATGGAATCAAACTTGATGAACAGGGCAACATTAAAGGATTGGAAGACATGATGTCAGGACTGAAGACACAGTTCCCTGCACAGTTTGACACTGCATCCAATGGTGGAAAGAATGTGGATGAAAGGAAACTTGGTGATGACCAAAACAACCATGATGATGGTGTTTCCAAGGAAGCATTTGACAAGATGGGATATAAGGACAGACTGAAGGTCATGCAGGAAAGTCCTGAACTGTATGCACAGTTGACAGGCAAAACAACAGACAATGGTGGTGCAGGTGCATCATCCAAATAAAGAAAGGTATAGGTGAATAAAATGGCAGTTACAAAAATTTCTGATTTAATCAATCCTGAAGTTATGGCAGACATGATTTCTGCAAAGGTAGACAAGGCAATTGTTGTGACACCTTTTGCAAAGGTAGACAACACCCTTGAAGGCAAGGCAGGTGACACAATCACTGTTCCTGCATACAGTTTCATTGGTGAAGCAGTTGATGTTGCTGAAGGTGCTTCTTGTACTGCAACTGCAATGGCAACTACTTCTAAACAGGCAAAGGTTAAGAAGGCAATGAAGGCAGTTGACCTTACTGATGAAGCAGTTCTTTCAGGTTATGGAAACCCTGTTGGTGAAGCAACTACACAGTTAGCAAAGGCAATTGCATCCAAGGTTGATGCAGATGCAATTGATGCCCTTTACACTGCACAGGTTCAGTACACTGATTCTACAAACGCAATCAAGTACAGTGTTGTAGTTGATGCAATTGACAAGTTTGCAGAAGAATTCAACAGTGAAAAGGTCATGTTCGTACACCCTGCACAGGTTACTGCATTAAGAAAAGACAGTGACTTCATCAGTGCAGACAAGTACAAGGCAGGTGTGATTCTTACTGGTGAAATCGGTATGATTGCAAATTGTAGAATTGTTGCTTCTAAACGTGTAAAGAAGTTTTCTACTTTCTACAACTTCTGTGAATCTACTACAAGTGGAAAGAAAACAATTGTTGCAAGTGGTGCTTCTACTGGTGAAGTAAACCTTGAAGATGTTCTTCCTTCCCTTCCTACTGCAAAGGTTGGTGACTATGTTCTTGCAGTTTCTACTGCATCATACTTCAATCCTATTGTTAAGTTGACCAATGATGCAGAATCTGAAGATGATTCACCTGCAATCACTATCTTCAAGAAACGTGATGTCAACCTTGAAACTGAAAGGGACACACTTGCAAGAAAGACAATTGCATCTGTTGATGAAATGTACACTGTTGCACTTACAAATGATGCAAAGGTTGTCCTTGCAAAGATTAAGGCATAAGAAAGGCAGGTTTGGTGAATGATTATATCAGTTGAAAGATTAAGGACACTTTGTCCAAATGATTTCACTGGTTTTTCTGATGATGCCCTGAAAATGACTTTGGATGGAATTGAAGAAGTCATCAGGGCATACACCAACAACAACTTTCAGAATAGGAATGTCAGACTTCAGGCATCCACAGGTGAAAACAAACTGAATGCAGTGTCCCCATACATTTCTGTTGGGGACACTGTTCAGATTTCACAGTCAGATGTGAATGATGGACTGTTTGTTGTTGCTGAAGTGGATTCTGAAAATGGGACAATGACTTTTGACAAGACAGTGTATGACCATCAGTTCCAGTTGGTGACAAAGATTGAATATCCAAATGCAGTTGTGCAGGGTGTCATCAACATGATGAAATGGGAAGCCACTGGAAGGGAAAAGGTTGGTGTTCAGTCTGAAACCATTTCAAGACATTCAACCACATATTTCAACATGGACAGTTCAAATCAGGTTATGGGTTATCCTGTTTCCCTGCTTGGTTTCTTGAAACCTTTTATGAAGGCAAAGTTCTGAACATGAAGAAGATTGGTGGAAACACAACTGCATACCTGCAAATTAAGACTTCAACACCAAATGAAATTGGTGAACTGGTTCCTTCTTGGACAACTGTGATGACATTTGTTGGATGGTTGGACATGATGGGTGGTGAAGCATCCTTCAGGAACTACAATGCAAAGATTCAGGAAAGTACACATGTCTTTGTTGCAGACTTTGATGCAGGAACAGTGGTTGTGGATGATGTCACTTGGGTTCCCACATCAAAGGAACTTCAGAAACAGGATGGTGACATTGTAGTCATCACTGAAGTGACACCTGATGTTGCAAGACTTTTGGTCAATGGTGATGTCTATGACATCAGTTTTGTGGATGACCCTATGGAATTGCATTATCAGTGGGAATTCTATCTGAAGTTTGTGGGTGGTGGTCAGAATGTCAGTTGAATTTCAAGATTTCAGTGTCCAAGTGAAGGACAAATTGAATCAAGAAACACTTGCCTTCCTTGAAGAAGTCGGTGGTGAAGTTGAAGCACAGGCAAAACAGAATTCAAGGGTCAGGACAGGAAAGACCAAGGGTTCATTTGAACATGCAGTCAATGAAGGTTCATTTGAAGTGTACATTGGTTCCAATTATGAAAATGCTATTTGGGAAGAATTTGGAACTGGTGAATATGCACTGGAAGGTGATGGAAGAAAAGGTGGATGGTTCTACACTGATGAATCAGGGGAAAGACATTTCACACTTGGAAAGACACCAAACAGGGCATTGTTTAATGCATTCACATCACTGAAGGAAGCAATCATCAAAGAAGCAGAAAGAAGGTTTGGAAGTATATGAGAAAAGAAGTTCTTGCATATATCAACAACACCTTGTCTGAACTGATTCCATATTGTTTCATGCAGTGGAACAAAAAAGTTCAATATCCATATTGGATTGGTGAATACACTGAAGTTGAACCAATGGATGAAGATGGTTTGGAAGAATCAACATTCATCATGACAGGGACAACAAAAGGAACTTGGTTGGAACTGGAACAGGCAAAGGAAACTATAAGACAGACATTTCCACAGATTAGTGGATTAAGGGCAACACTGACAGATGGTTCAGGGGTTGTCATTTTTTATTCAGATGCATTCCCTGTTCCCACAGGACAGGATGACCTGAAAAGAATGCAAATCAATCTGACTGTGAAACACTTTACAGTCACAGAATGAAGAAAGGAAAGGTGAACATTATGCCTGATTATTCAAATGTATTGAATCATGGTGTCACATCTGCCACACCTGACAAGATTCTTCTTGGTGCAGGAACTATTCATGTGGGACTTGAATACACCAATGGTTCTTGGAATTTCAATGACACCATCTTTGGTGCAACAAAGGGTGGTTCCAAGGTGACAATCACACCTGAAATCTATGACCCTGAAATTGATGGTGTCAATGTCAAGACAAAGGGCATTTCTGACATCAAGACAGGTGAAACTGCACAGATGGAAGTGAACTTTGCAGAACTTACTGGTGAACTAATCAAGAAGTTGACACTTGGAAAGACTGGAACTTCAGCAGATTCCAACATGAATCTGATTGAAGGCAAACCACAGATTGAAAGTGGTGACTACTTTGAAAAGTTTGCTTTTGTTGGAAAGACAGTGACTGGAAAACCTATCATTGTTATTTTTGACTATGCTATTTGTACCAATGGTCTTGGAACTGATGCACAGAACAAGTCCAACAGTGCAATTTCTGCAACTGTTGAATGTCGTGCAGACCTTTCGGGTGGAAACCTTGATGTGTTACCATATCACATCTACTATCCAACTGAAACAACTACTTCAAGTAGTTCTTCAGGTTCTTCCAGTGGAACTGGAAACTAATCAAACAATTGAGAATTTCAGACACCCTGATGACTTGAACAGGATTCAGGTTGTCAGGGTGGATGGTTTGAAGAAAGGATGATTGTATGAAAAATTATGAAATTAGAAACTTAACATCTGAAGACATTTTCCCTATGTCACAGATTATTTCAAAGATTGGAATGGATGACATTGCTTCCTGTTTTAAGGACAAGGAAATTCAGAAAATCATTGAACAGTCTGAAGGAAAAGATGTTGTTGATATACCAAAGGCAGTTGGTGTTCAGGTTGTCCTTAAAATTGCAAATGTGGTGATGAAAAACCTTCCTTCAATCAAAGGTGACTTGTATGCCTTTCTTGCATCCTTGACAGGTATGACTGAAAAGGACATTGCAGAACTTCCTATGGGTGACTTCTTCCAGTTGATTATGGATGTCATTGGAAAGGAAGAATTCAAGGATTTTATGCAGGTTGTTTCAAAGTTGTTCGGATAGGGGACATCAAATTCATGGACTTGCTATTTCACAAATATGCAAGTCCTTTTTTGTTATTAGATGGATATATCAGAACAAACAGGTTCTGTGAATTCATTGATGAATTCATGAAATTGCATGATGAAGACATCAAGTGGGAATATTTCATGCACAAGATTTTTGACAGGTCTTGGAATGAATTTTCACAGGCAGTGGATGAAGACATGATGAAACAAGAACAGGGAAAGTTCACAGAATCATCTTTTGAAACAACTATTCAAACAAGTATGGACATTCTATCAGGATTCAATCCTGAAAAATAATAAAAAACCCTGTGGAAAGGGGATGAAACTACATGGATTTATTCAAGTTGATTGGAACCATTGCAATTGAAGGTTCTGAAGAAGCAAATTCACAGATTGACAGTACAACTGAAAAGGCATCCAGTTTTGGTCAGACCCTGACTTCAGGAATCGGAACTGTTGCAAAGTGGGGAACTGCAATTGTTGGTGGTGCAACTGTGGCAGTTGGTGGATTGATGAAGGTTGCAACTTCCAGTGCAGAAGCAGGTGACCACATTGACAAGATGTCACAGAAAATTGGAATTTCAAGGGAAGCCTATCAGGAACTTGATTTCATCTGTTCACAGTCAGGAATGTCTGTTGACCAACTTCAGGCAGGTATGAAATCCCTAACAAGTGCAATGGATGGTGCAAGGGATGGAACTGCATCCAATGTAGAACAGTTTGAAAGACTTGGTGTTGCAGTCACAAATGCAGATGGAACATTCAGAAGTCAGGAAGATGTCATGTGGGACACTTTGTCTGCACTTCAGGGTGTTGAAGACCAAACTGAAAAGGCAAGACTTGCAACTGAACTTTTTGGAAGGTCAGGAACTGAACTGATGCCACTTCTGAATGGTGAAGCAGGTTCCTTGGAAGAAATGAAACAACAGGCACATGACCTTGGTCTTGTGTTATCTGATGACCTGATTGACAATTCTGTGAATCTGACTGATTCCCTTGACCAAACAAAAAGGGCATTTCAGTCAATGGGGATTCAGATTGGTGGTGCATTGATGCCTATTGTTGAAAAGGCATCTGACTACATCCAACAGGCAATTCCATACATTTCAAGTATTATTGAAAGATTGTCACCAATTCTGACAGGTATGTTGGACAGACTTCTTCCACCTTTGATGGATTTGGGTGAACAGATTTTTCCTATTCTGTTTGACCTTTTGGAACAGATTCTTCCACCTGTGACTGAAATTGTGGAAGCAATTCTTCCTGTGATTGTGGATTTGGTTTCAATGTTACTTCCACCACTGGTTGAAATTGTGCAGATGATTCTTCCACTTCTGATGTCACTAATTGAACCACTGTTGCCACTGTTACAACCTATTTTGTCATTATTACAACCATTCATTGACCTGTTGATGATGCTTCTGACACCATTGATTGAATTGCTGAATGCAATTCTTCCACCACTGATTGCAATTATCAGTGAACTGGTTCAGGGTGTCATTGAAGGATATTTGGTTCCAGTTATTACTGCACTGGTTGACCTGATTTCAGGTGTTTTGAATGTGGCATTTGAATCAATCATGCCTGTCATTCAGAATGTGATGAATGTGATTGTCAGTGTTTGGCACACAATCAAAGACACAGTGTTCAGTGTTGTGAATGCTATTGGACAGGGAATTTCCACTGGATTCAATAACATCAAAACAGTCATCACAACAATCATGAATGCAGTTTGGTCTTATATTCAGACCATTTGGAACACAATCAAGACTGTTATCAGTACAGTGGTGACTACAATCAAAACAACCATCACAAATGGATTCAATCAGGCAAAACAGACTGTGACCAACATTTTCAATTCCATCAAGAACACAATTCAAAGTGTGATGGACAGTGCAAAGAACATTGTTTCCAGTGCTATTGAAAAAATCAAAGGTTTCTTCAACTTTGAATGGTCACTTCCACATTTGAAACTTCCACACTTCAGTATTTCAGGAAGTTTCAGTCTGAATCCACCTTCAGTTCCTACATTTGGAATTGACTGGTATGCAAAAGGTGGTATTTTGACACAACCTACATTGTTTGACTATGACCCTTCAACTGGAAGGGCAAAAGTTGGTGGTGAAGCAGGTGCAGAAGCAGTTGCACCAATTGATGTTTTACAGGGTTATGTTGCAGAAGCAGTTGCAAGTCAAAATCAGGCACTTGTGGAAGCACTGGAAACCTTGATTGAAGCAATTGAAAATCTTGACAATGACCTTGTGAAGAAGATGATGACTGCATTGGAAAACATGAAGTTCAACATCAACAACAGGGAATTTGCAAGACTTGTGAAGGTGGTGGACTGATATGATTGAAAAATATAAATATGTCAACCACATCAATGAAACTTTGAACTTTGGTCAGGATGGTCTGTTTGCAAATGAATCTGACTTGCGTGATTATGACTGGAATTCTATCAGTGCAAATGATAGGATTTCAGAATTCACCAAGGGAATTGTGAACAAGACCATTCCTGTTTTCATCAGATGTCAGTCTGAAGAAGAAGGACTGGAACTGAAGAACAGATTGTTTGAAGTCATTGAAAAGGATGTCTTGGTTGCACAACATGGAAAGATGATTGTGGGTGATTATTACTGCAAATGTTTCCTGAAGGCATCCAAGAAATCCAAATATTTGGTTGATAAAAGATTATTGAAGACAAGTCTGACCATGACAACTGATTTTCCTTCTTGGATAAAGGAAACAACTGTTGTGTTCAGACCAACTGTGTCATCAGGGGATGACAACAGTCAGGGTTCACAGACAAGAAGTGGAATAGTCCTTGGAAAAAGAAACTTTGACTACAATTTTGATTTTCCGTATGACTACACTTCAGAAATGTTGAACAAAACCCTGAACAACACAGGTTTTGTTGCAAGTGCATTCAAAATGATTATCTATGGAACTTGCACAAATCCAACAATTCACATTGCAGGTCATACATATCAGGTCAATGTGGAAGTTGGGGAAAATGAATATCTGTCAATTGATTCATTGACCAAAACCATCATCCTGACACACTATGATGGAACAGAAGAAAATGTTTTCAACAAAAGAAACAAGAATTCATATATCTTCCAACAGATTCCTTCAGGACAGAATGTGGTGACATGGGATGGATATTATGGTTTTGATGTCATTCTATATGAAGAAAGAAGTGAACCAAAATGGATTTGATTTATGCAAATGCACAGATGGAAGACCAAGGTGTGTTCTTGAATCCAATTCTTGACCTTGCCTTTGGTGATGATGAAAACAATTTTGAAATGACAGTTTCTACTGCAAATCACTGTTGTGAATCAGGTTTCATCATCTACTGTGAAGGAACTGAATATGGTGGTGTGATTGACAGAATCAGGGTTGAAACTGAAAACAAATTGGTTGTTTATGGTGGCAGAACTTGGCATGGAATTCTTGAATCCAAGGTCATTGAACCTGACAGTGGTGAAGATTATTTCATTGTTTCAGGTGAAGCAAACCAAGTTCTTCAGACTTTGATTGAAAGACTTGGACTGGATGACCTGTTTGAAGCATCTTCAGAAGATTCAGGATTGAACATTTCTTCATATCAATTCAACAGATATGTGAAAGGGTACACTGGAATCAGAAAGATGTTGAAGACAGTTGGTGGAAAACTTCACTTTGTCTTTGAAGAAGGTCAGATGGTCATTTCTGCACTTCCTATTGTGGACTATTCACAAGATGATGAATTTGACAGTGACCAAATCAAGTTTGTCATTGAAAAGAATTATAGACCTGTGAATCATCTGATTTGTCTTGGAAGGGGTGAACTTGCAGAAAGGGAAGTCATTCATTTGTATGTAGACACTGAAGGAACCATTTCCACAGTTCAGACACAGTTTGGATTGGATGAAGTCACAGACACCTATGACAATGCAAATGTGGAATCCTTGGAAGAACTGGACAAACTTGGAAGGGAAACCTTGGAAGAAGCAATGCAGGATGGAAAACTGGAACTTCAGTTGGATGCATCCCAAGAATATGACATTGATGACATTGTTGGTGCAAGGGAATTGGTCACAGGAATCACAATGTCAAAACCGATTATCAAAAAAATTGTGACCATAAACAAGAACCAAATCAAAATTGAACACAAGGTTGGTGAATAAAAAGAAAGGTGGTAGTTAA